CTGCTATGTCTGTTCGTAGAGCATTACAGTCTCTTAAAAAGCATTACACGATCCATGTATGCTTTTCGGCTAGCAACATACTACAAATAGCATCAAAGTATGACAACTGCATTATTGTGGCAGACCATGATCCGGTAGGAATTCGGACTGCAAAAAAAACGGGGAAACCGTTTTGGTTATCCCCGCTTGATTGTGAAGACTTCAATGATTATGAAGTCAGGGTTGGTGCAAGTGAAGCCGGTAAATCTCTTATTGCAGTTGGTTTGAGGGTGGCATAACTGTAAACTCATTGTTTACATTAAATCTTGTGTAATCTAGTTCTTGCATATTTTCTGCCACAATTTTACCAATTTTAAATGATCTGTCGGGGTTGCCTATAATCTCTAGGCTAACCTCGACTGTCCCATCCGGTTTGTCCTTCAAGTAAATTATTGTAGCGTCCACCGATAATAACCTTTAAATTAGCCCGTCCCTCAATAAAATATTCAGGAAAAGCGTTTACCAGTCTCTCTAAGTTGCGGTCATCTGCAATAAGAGCAAGTTCTCCTATTGTAACCGCAAAACTACCCTTATCGGACAGTCTTTCAACGGCTTTTATTAGAGCATTTTTATTGTGTAATAGCCTCATACTACCTCCTATTCATTCCTGTGATAAGCATCGTTTGGATGATCCAGCATAGATTTAAGAAGATCATCAACAGTAAAAAACCATTGAATGACCTTCAATCCATCGGCTTGATAGATGGTAAAGCTCACCATTCGCCTTCGGGATCATCATCCTCATGAGATTCGCAATCCACTACTTCAAGCCCGTCAAGCTCATGCAAATTGGCAAGCTCATCTTCTGCTATATCTTGTGCCTCACCCTCATCAGGTGCTTCAATATAAAAGGTTTCTGTCCCCCTAAAAAATAGTCTGACTTCATACATTGGCATCATCTTGCTCCTTTGGTTGCATAATTTCCTCAATAAATTGGTCAAAATCTTTTACCCATGCAAATTGCTTGAGATACTCGACTGCCTCTTTTACATCAATTACATGGTCAGGAATCATTTTGCCTCCCACAATGGATATAAATAGCCTTTTAATGGAATATTAGATACCGGTTGATTGACAAATACCCTCTCTTGCAAATCTGCAACACGCAAAAATGCTTGTGGATTATTTTTTCGTAATTTTAAAATTACCTCATCTAGCTGGGGATTTGGTGTTCCAAAATCCGGATGACTAGGGTTTCTACCTACTGACTTCAATAAATCTTGTTGCGAACTTGTAAACATTTAATGCTCCTCTGTGGTTATGCTACTTGTTTGCGTTGCGTTTTTACATGGTCAATCCATGAATCAATGACATCCCAATTTATTCCTACACAAGAATCGCTATGCCGATCTAACAATCGCAATACTTCTCTTGCCTCGTCATCAGTTATTTCTTCTGCCTCATCATCTTTACTATCATTTGCTTGACAATGGATATCTGATATATGCCACCAGCTTGCCATCCAATCAGGACTTGTAAGCATGACTATTTCTCTAGGATCAGGAATAGCTTGTCCTTCCGGTAAATCAAATTCTACAATTACTTTAGGCATGACTAATTACCCCCGTATCTGTTATGGAATCAATCTTCCAATCATAATCACTCTCTTGTTTAAAATGACCGCCATCTAGGTTATCTACAATGTTCTCGGCATCTTCCTCATCTGTTGCCTCGATCTCTGTATGCAAGTAAGTGACATAGCTGGCGTAAACCTTAAACATCTTTAAGGGCAATACTTCAGAAACCCTAAACTCCAGCCGGTTATCCTCATGTTCGCAATCATCTTCCTCAATGACGATTTTGCTACCCCATTCCTCAACGATTGTGCCGGTAATGTCTTGGTCTATAACCTTTACTCTTTCTCCAATATTCATACCGCCTCCACTTCAATTCCATCCTCTTCCCAACAGTCTGCAAAGACTTCTAGGTCGCTGGATATATGGTTAGGTAAATAGTCGCTAACATCCTGTATTTCACCATCTTCATAAGTAAAGATGACTGTTATTCCTGTGATCTTCATACATCCTCCCATGTGCGTGAATTGTATTCGTCAATGATCTCTCTTAAGGTTTGCTTGTCGTAGCCAATCCCAAGTAAAAGAATGTCATAAAGATATTCTGTATCACCTTCTTCCAAACCCTTTCTAATCGTTGCTATGTCATCAGCGATTAGCTGATCTACCATGCTATGCCTATCCATTTAATTCCTCCGCATATTCAATTTCCCAAGTCCCGTAATCAAACTCTTTCCAATCGTGATCGCCTTGATAAGCTAATTCGCAAGCCTCATCCTTTGATTCTGCCTCTAAGACTATATAGGAATATACAATCTGACTGCTTACCACTCTATACTGTTTCATTTCCATTCTCCTCGTATTCAATTTCAAAAATTTGTGGGTTTTCTTTATCTACTTCAACGATAGTAAAATCCTCGCCATCATTAAATACATCACCAGCTTTTAAATTTGCAAACTCTTCCGGCGTAAAGTAATAGTAAATCTTTTCATCTAAACCATAGTGTTCCTCCCACCATTCTTCCAATGCATTTTCTTCAACTCCTAATAAAACATCAACATCTTCCCCCAGCCAATCACAAGTAATGACTGCTCTGTATGCTTTGATAGTAAATTTAGGCATTTTTTCCTCTTTGATAGTTAATTTCACAAAACCCTCTAGTATCCAAAATCAAAACATGACGGCAAATTACATAATCTTCATCATCTTGATCTTGTTCAAACTTTAAACATTTGGGATTTGTAATTATCTTTCCCGCATTTTCACAATAAATACATGCACAAAATTTAGACATTTTCTAACTCCTTTACATCAAAATAAGTGTATCCATCAAAGCGTTCAACGGGGTTAATTTCTCCCGTGCAAGTTTTTTCTGTTGCAATTTGTTCCGCTTGTTCTGCTGAATCAGCCTCGATATCTACATAACCACCATAAATTTCTTCTACATAAACTTGATAGGTTTTCATACTGTTTCCTCTTTAAAAGTAATTTGTTTAGTATTAGGTGTCCAGCTACAATCAGCCCATACTTTTCCGTTGTAAGACATATAGCCTACTTCTTTACCATCTACATAAACTGCTGGATTCATCCAATTACCACCGCCAATATCGTTTTCATCTTGCCATTCTCTAACTTTTTCGACCAATATATCAAAGCTGTTAGTGTTAATTTGAATAACTTTCACCCCATAAGGCGGGCAATTAGGGTCTTGTCCATAGTCCGGATTACCACAAACTTCTGTTTTAATCATAAATTTAGCCATCATTTCTCCTCTGTTAGAAAATAGCCTCATACTACATACAATAATTTAGCCTCATACTACAGACTAAAATATAGGGACAAACCCTATACCAAAACCCGCTATAAAAACGGGTTTCAGTATTTAGTTTATCTAGGATGATTTTCTACTAGAGCCCAAAATGCTAATGGTTGATCCTGATCATCAAAATAAAAGTCGAAATGAGTTTGTCCTTCATTTATTCCATATAAAGCACAGTCAATCATAAAATCATAGGTTTTGTAAACTGAGGAATCAAAATCCACTACAAAATAATCTGTGGGCTCGTCATTCATCAAAGTAGCTTCAATATTGACAATGGTTTCTCCGGTTTTTGCATCTTTATAAATTAGCCTCATATTGCCCCCTATGAGTCAGGATGCTGGCTTTGAAATACAGACCGGCAAAGTTTAATAAGTTGGTGGGCTTGATCTTCTGTAAGTCCCCTATGCTCGCCAAATACTGACGGGCTAAGGTAATTATTCAAAAAATCTAAATATTCACTAATCAATAGCTCTCTAATATCCATTTTTTAATCCATCCATCCATCATAGTAATCAACAAAAATGCCCTTATCCTCTAGGTATTTGATCGCCGGCTCTTTTGATCGCTGTGCGCTTATATTACCCTGAACCCAATCGCACCGGCTTACTGCTACTTGAACCGGCTTACGCTTGCCTTTGCCGATATACCATACCTGTAAAGCCTTGCCACCGGTGCAAGTCCCGCTATCGTCTGCGCCTTGTTCCTTCCATTCCTGAAACCAAATATTCTGAGCTATTGCTCCATGGTGCTTGAGTGACTCAAGTTCAGTCGGTGTATAAGCGTCTATTTTTTGCCCGTATAGGTCGCAAGTTTTCATAATTTCCCCCATAAAATAACTGCTTGATAAGATATATAAACCGCATAAATACCCGATAAAAATACTAGGACATTCAGAATTAACTCTTTTAATTCTTTCATTTTTTCCCCCTGTAAATTGCTAATAAAGCCTCTAATTGTTCCCCGTCAATAATCCCTCTAGCGAATGCAATCGTGAGGGAATAGTGTGCTCGCTGGTAATGGTTCATTTTTCAAGTTCCGCAAAAATTTTCAGGTCGTAATCTCTTACACAATAACCCGTCAATTTTGGGTCATTATCTCTGAGGGCTAAATGCTCCATATATAAAAGGGCATTCTCGCTATCGGTAAATTCTGCAATAGTCCAGCTTTTTTCGATTGTGTTTTTATAAACATAAAACATATAAATACCCCTTAAAAGTTCATGTAAACAATGCAATTCTCTGAGGTTGTTCCACAGTATTGTGAATAATCCCAAATATGATCTCGGACAGTTTCTAGGGCTTTCTCATCATCCAAACCCTCTATATCAATTCCGTAGGATTTTGCAATATCGGAAAAATGAGCCTCTTCAAAATCACAGCATAGTGCTATGACATCAAGTTCCGACTCTTCACCGGTGCTGTCATCTATCTGTTCTATCCAATCGAATAGAATTTCCAATCCCTCATAAGAAAATTGATTTGCTCTACCCATACGGGCAAAAGCGTCTTTAAAATCGTTTAAATATACTGTCTGTTTCATGGTCTATCCTCTGTTTGTTTGGTTTGACTAATAACCCCTTGCGGGGTTTTCACGCAATAAGCGATCATCAGTTAGCCTTTGTATAGCGTAATTTATTTCTAATTGGGCTATCGTGGTTTGTATGCTTTTCTTTAAAAGATACATTCCAGCCCTTTTCTTTTGCCTTATGCATAAAAAGAGAAAGGTCGCAGTCTTCTTCTAAATAGACATAAAGCGTATCTACATAGGAATAATGACTAATATCATTCTCAATACCCATATCTAAAATGATGTTCTTTGGCACTTGTGCCCAGCCATGCGAGGGGTCGGCGTGAAAGTGAATTTCTAAATTTCTCATTATCTTATCCCCTTAAATATTTTCTAAAATGATCTCTTGAGACCATCTCTCACAATCTGCCCTGTATGAGTCCGCCACTTTTTCGGCTAATTGCTTGCCTAGTCTCTCCAGCTTATCCTCTAGTGATCCGTCCAGCTCGCACCGTAAAATTCTCGATGTAATAAAAGCCTCTGCCATCAATTCAGAATAGCCCTTAGCCTGTAATCCCTTAACTATTCCCCTTAATACACTATCGGCAATAGTAGGGTAGGAATAAGCCGGAATGCGATCTAGGCGGGATGTATTGAGATCGTCTAATGGTTTGAAATAGATCATTTTTTAATCTCCGTTTGTGATACATGGAAAACTGTTGCGGATGTTGGGCGCATTACTTCTAGCCCGTTTTTATCGGTAGTTTTAATCCAAGAGACTACCTTTACCCCTTTTTCGCCTTTTCTCACTTGGCGGTTAATCGCTTGCCATGCGCCATATGTCAGGACATTCTCACGGGGAATAATTGCGCTTGAGGGAATGCCCTTAGCCATAAAGCCGGATAATATCGTCTGATAATTTAATGCGCTATTGCCTGATCTTGCTCGCATTAGTGCATCTTGCTGGTATTCAGTTTTCATAATGTCTAATCCTTTTTAGTGTTTGACAAATACCGGATTTCTCCGGTTTCGGCTAATTAAGCCTCTTCAGTTTGCCTAGGTAGTTTCTCGGTCATATAGTCCAAATTAAACCAATGCCCGTTATCTTTAAGGGTTTCATATGCGCCAAAATCAGAAAACTGAAAGCGATATTTCCCGTCTCCAATGCTGTAATAGATCGGGTCATAATCAATCTTCCACAGGTGGCGCAATACTTGAGACAGTTTGCTTGCCCTGTCAATATTTATTAATTCATTTTCGGATAAGTCTAACTCTATCCATATACGGTTATCATTCATAATCTAGCCCTTTTCATTGTTGATGGTTTGATTTACTACAAGCACAGTATCGGCAAGAAAAACACCTAAAACCATAGGTATAAACCCTTAGTTTCTTGATCTAGGTCAAGATTTCAGAAAATAATTTATAGGTGCTGGAGTGCATAAAAGCCCGCTATTGTTTGCCCTATTTGGGTCAGTATGTGAGCTGATCTTATAAGGAAATACATAAGATATAACTACTGTATGAATAACCATCACTGTGCAGATATACAGTAGGCATGATACTATTCGGGTATGCCCTTATCGTTATACCTATATTCCGGTTTTGTTCCCGTCCTATGAGATTACAGAAGCTCACCAAAAAACAAGTAGCGGAAGCACTAGAGCAGACACCTATGCACCAGCTATTACAAGTTGATAAAGGTAATCTCACCAATAAGCAAATTAAGTTTTGCGAGCAATTGGCACTAGGTGAGAGTAAGGCGGAAGCATACCGGAAGAGTCACAATTCAAAGGGCAAACCATCAACGCAAGCAAATAACGGGTATAGGATGAGCAAGAGGGACGATATACAAGCGATGACGGATGCCATAAAAGCGGGAATTGAGTTTCAGAAATTGTATACCGCAGGACAAATAAGGGCTTTAGTAGTGCAAAGGCTTACTCAAGAGGCTATATCAGAGGATAGCAACCCTTCTGTAAGGGTCAATGCTCTTAAAGCGCTGGGGACTATTGCCGGTGTAGATGCCTTTGTGCATAGATCAGAGACTAAGGTTATTAAGGATAGTGACAAGGCAAGGTCTGAGTTAATGGAATTACTCAAGCAATCCATAAACGATAACCAGCGCACTATTACGGCAAGTGATAATGATGTCCTTGAGCTAATGGCAGAGATTAGCGCCACCCCTAGCGACATTCCCGCCGGCGATATCAGCGACCCCCACCAACCCGATATAGGCTTAGGAGTCCCTAGCTCTAGTTTACATAGTAATCCACACAATGAATCACCCTCTGAAACTAATTCTGAGGAAAATCAATGACTTGTGACTTGAACTTGTGCAAGTCAGCTTTAACAGGGGTAGGGGGTATCATTTTGTTGCATGAAAACAACAGTTTGTATACAGAGAACACCCCCGTCAATCTTTCTAATTCAATGGGGTAGGGGGGTATATTTTTGAGAACAATTAAAGAAGTAGAGAAGGATATGGATCTGGTGCTAATTACCCTAGATAAGTTACAAGAAGCAATGACGCTATTGATGTATGAGCGAAATAATTTAATTGCTATACAGAAAGGTCTAGAGGCTAGTGCGGAGATATTGACTGAGAAACTGATAGAGAGAATAAAACAATGAAAATGTTATGTAAGACTATAGAGGATCTTAAGATCATGCAGCAAAGTTATCCAAATAATAGTAGAGGTTTTGAGGCTCTCCGCTTTGCGATAATGATTCTTGAGCGGGAAATTGAGGTCAAGGAACAAGTTAATCCACATTGGGTGGTGGGAGAGGGGGCTTCAAGTGCCAGACAAGGATGAGATATTAAATCAGATATCTACTATGGATTCTGAGTCTATTCGTTTATTAATTACCCAAATATGGTTGCTATACGATGAAGCCGTATTAAAAGAAACCGGTCATTTGTATAACCTAGGTGCGGGCGATCCACATTGGGAAGGACATTTATGACAGTTGAGGAATTCTGGATATCCTTTGCTGGGATAGTTGTTTTATATATAGTGATATTTTTTATACTGTGACAGAAAAACAACAGTACATTTATGAGGTAATTGACTCGTGGTGGAGAAGGTTTGGTTTTGCCCCTTCAATTCAAAATATTATGGATATTACTGGGGATAAATCTAAAGGTAATATTCATAGGATTATTAATAAATTAGTGGAATTAGGACATTGTAAGAAATTGCCTAATTCAGCCAGATCTGTTAGACCGTCTTATATAAGAGTTAGAAGTACTAAATGAATTTAACAGAGATAATCTCCAAAATGCCTGTAACAGAGCAAGAAGCTTTTTATGAGGCGGCGGAGATTTATTTAAACTCAGTTAAACGGGAAAATGCCCAAAAAGACTTTATGTCTTTTGTCCATGAAATGTGGCCCGGCTTTATTAATGGGGCGCATCATAAGGTAATGGCTAAGAAGTTTGAAGATATAGCTAATGGGAAGTTAAAGCGATTAATCATTAATATGCCACCCCGTCATACTAAATCGGAGTTTGGCTCTTATATGTTACCGGCATGGTTCTTAGGAAGAGATCCAGCCAAGAAGATTATCCAATGTTCCAACACCGCTGAATTGGCTGTTGGCTTTGGTCGTAAGGTCAGGAACCTAGTGGGGAGTGAACAATATGCCCGAATATTTCCAAATGTTAACCTTAGATCAGATAGCAAAGCGGCTGGTCGATGGTCTACTAATGCTAACGGTGAGTATTTCGCTATTGGTGTGGGCGGTACTGTTACTGGTAAAGGTGCTGACCTACTTATTATCGATGACCCACACTCAGAGCAAGAAGCCGCCATTGCAGCCACCAACCCAGAAGTCTACGATAAAGTCTACGAGTGGTACTCCTCCGGACCTCGCCAGCGTCTACAACCGGGAGGGGCGATTATTGTAATTATGACCCGTTGGAGTAAGAAAGATTTAACGGGCAGGATTTTAAAATCAGCAATCGAAAAAGACGGAGATGAATGGGAAACTATTGATTTTCCAGCCATCCTACCATCTGGAAGGGCGCTTTGGCCCCAGTTTTGGGATATCAAAGAACTGGAAGTTTTAAAGGAAGAATTGCCAGTTTCCAAATGGAATGCACAGTATCAGCAACAACCTACGAGTGAAGAGGGTGCGCTGGTCAAGCGGGAATGGTGGAAAGTATGGGATAACGACAACCCTCCACAATGTCAGTTTGTCATCCAATCTTGGGATACGGCGTTTACTAAGAATGAGCGTTCAGACTACTCAGCCTGTACGACATGGGGCGTTTTCTATCTAAATGAAGATGAGATGCAACCCAACGTCATTCTTTTAGATGCCTATAAAGCCCGTCTTGAATTTCCAGAATTAAAAGAAAAAGCCTTCAATATGTATAAAGAATGGACGCCAGATGCGTTCATTGTTGAAGCAAAAGCGTCAGGACTGCCTCTGATTGGAGAGTTGCGCAGAATGGGTATTCCTGTATCGGAGTTCACACCAACCCGTGGAAATGATAAGATTGCGAGATTGAACTCAATAACAGATTTGTTTGCGTCTGGCAAGGTATGGGCGCCACCAAGAAGATGGGCGGATGAAGTTATAGAAGAAATGGCATCTTTCCCTAACTCGGATCACGATGACTTGGTGGATAGCTCCACTCAAGCATTAATTCGCTTTAGGCAAGGTGGGTTTTTACGTTTACCAAGTGATGAGCCGGATGAACCGCAGTACTTTAAATCTAAGCGTAACGCTGGATACTATTAATTAGGAAAAAATTATGGCAATTGATAAAGCTCTATACCAAGCACCAATGGGAATTGATGAGTTGGCTGAACAAGAGCAGCCTTTAGAGATCGAAATTGAAAATCCAGATGGCGTTACTATTGGGATGGATGGGCTAGAGATTACTTTAGAGCCAGAAAATGAAAAATCTGACGATTTTTACGCTAACTTAGCGGAAGAAATTGACGAACAAACCCTACAATCTCTTGCATCCGATTTAGTTGAAGACTTTGATGGCGATATTGGTGCCCGCAAAGACTGGATTCAGACGTATGTGGACGGTTTAGAGCTATTGGGACTAAAGATTGAAGAAAGAAGTGAGCCATGGGAAGGCGCTTGCGGTGTTTATCACCCACTTTTGTCTGAAGCTTTGGTTAAATTCCAAGCAGAAACCATGATGTCCATCTTTCCTGCGGCGGGTCCAGTAAAAACCCACGTTATTGGTAAAGAAAACCCAGATAAAAAAGCTGCCGCCGAGCGTGTTCAAGAAGATATGAACTACCAGCTGACAGAAGTCATGCAAGAATACCGTCCTGAAACAGAGCGTTTGCTTTGGGGATTGGGATTAGCAGGAAATGCATTCAAAAAAGTATATGAAGATGAGCAACTTGGTCGCCAAGTAGCTATGTATGTCCCTGCAGAAGATATGGTTGTGCCTTATGGCGCATCTAGTCTGGAGTCTGCAGAGCGTGTAACCCATGTAATGCGCAAAACCGAGAATGAAATGCGCTCATTACAAGTATCCGGTTTTTATCGTGATATAGATTTAGGAGATCCAGTAAATGTGCTGGATGAAGTAGAGAAAAAAATTGCAGAAAAGTTGGGTTTTAGAGCTACAACGGACGACCGGTACAAGATTCTTGAGATGCACGTTAATCTTGACTTGGAAGGATATGAACACACAGGCGATAACGGAAAACCTACAGGCGTAGCCCTGCCGTACATCGTTACAATTGAAAAAGGCAGCAATAACGTCTTATCTATTCGTAGAAATTGGGAGCAAGATGATGAATTACACCAAAAACGACAAAGTTTTGTCCATTACGGCTATATTCCGGGCTTTGGCTTTTATTGCTTTGGCCTTATCCACCTCATTGGCGCATACGCAAAAAGCGGAACCTCAATCATCAGACAATTGGTCGATGCGGGTTCCCTTGCAAATCTACCCGGTGGTTTCAAAACCAGAGGGCTTCGGGTTAAAGGTGACGATACCCCAATCGCCCCCGGTGAATTTAGGGATGTGGACGTTCCCTCTGGAGCAATGCGTGACAACATCATGCCCTTGCCTTATAAGGAGCCAAGCCAAGTATTAATGTCATTGTTAAACCAGATTGTAGAAGAAGGTCGCCGGTTTGCTAACACAGCAGACCTCAACCTTTCCGATATGTCTGCAAATGCCCCAGTTGGCACAACATTGGCTATCTTAGAAAGAACATTAAAGGTAATGTCTGCGGTTCAAGCCCGTGTTCATTACAGCTTGAAACAAGAATTAAAGCTTCTCAAGCGTATTATTGCTGATAACGCACCAGATGAGTACAACTATCAACCAGAAACAGGTACTCGTAAAGCCAAAAAGTCTGATTATCAAAGCACAGACGTTATTCCAGTAAGCGATCCTAACGCCTCCACCATGGCACAAAAGATCGTTCAGTATCAAGCAGCAATGCAGTTGGCACAGCAACAACCAAACCTGTTTAATATGCCATTAATGTATCGCCAAATGCTAGATATTTTGGGTATTAAAAACGCTCAAAAATTGGTGCCTTTGCCAGAAGATATGAAACCAAAAGATCCTGTAACAGAGAACCAAAACCTGTTAATGATGAAGCCAGTCAAGGCTTTCCAATATCAAGATCACCAAGCGCACATTACAGTCCATATGTCTGCTATGCAAGATCCTAAGATTGCTATGTTGCTACAAAACAATCCAATGGCTCAACAATTGCAAGCTGCAATGATGGCTCACATTAACGAGCACCTAGGATTCCAGTATCGTGTAGAAATTGAAAAGCAGCTCGGAGTAGAGTTGCCGCCAACCCAAGACTTGGATGGCGAAGAAATCAACATGGATCCAGAAGTAGAAGCCAAGCTTGCCCCATTATTGGCTCAAGCATCGGAACGTCTATTACAAATGAACAAAGCTCAGGTTGCACAGCAACAAGCACAGCAACAAGCTCAAGATCCATTAATCCAAATGCAACAACAAGAATTGCAGATCAAGCAGGCAGAACAGCAGCGCAAGCAACAAAAGGATCAGACCGATGCTCAGTTGCGTCAACAACAGTTGCAAATAGAGCAACAACGTATTTCTACTCAAGCGCAGCTAGAAGCAGCAAAAACGCAAGCCAATATCGAAGCAGCCAAGGCGTCAGACGAAACTAGGATGACTGTTGAGATGATGAAGCATATGTCTGAAACCGATACCAAACATGAACTGCAAGACAAGCAATTCCTGCACAACATCGGGCAGCAGCGTTTTCAGGCAGAAAATCAACCCAAGAAAGAGGAAAAAAAGAAAGGTAAATAATGGACATATCTGATGTTCTGGTAGACGAACTAGACAAAAAGATTGAACAGCTAAAAGAATGGATAGGGAGTGGACAAGCTCAAGACTATTCTAGCTACCAAAAAGTTTGCGGTGAGATCAAAGGTCTGCTCATTGCAAAGCAGCAAATATTAGACCTAAAACAACACATGGAGACTCAAGACGATGAGTGATCTAAACCTTAGCCAAGCGGTGGACTTATCTGCTGTGCTAAACAAAGAAGTAGAGGAGCGGGCGAAACAATTGCCTATTCCTCAAGGATACCGCATTCTTTGCGCTATTCCAGAAGCTGAAGAAGCGTTTGACAGCGGCATTATCAAATCAGACGAAACCCGTAGACATGATGAACTCTTAACCACTGTGCTGTTTGTAGTGGATATGGGACCTGATTGCTACAAAGATCCAGTTAGGTTCCCAAATGGACCATGGTGCAAAAAGGGTGATTTTATCCTTGTACGCCCAAATGCTGGTACTAGACTCGTGATTCACGACCGTGAATTCCGAATCATAAATGATGACTCTGTGGAAGCAATCGTACAAGATCCGAGGGGCATTAAACGTAAATTTATTTAAGGAGCCGGACATGGCAGAATTTAAAGAAGAAGAATATAAATTCCCAGATGAAACGGAAGATACTACTGCGGTAGATGAATCCAATGATTTGGAAATTGAGATTGAAGACGATACTCCAGAAGAGGACAAAGGGCGCAAGCCAGCCGATCCTGCAGCCGTCAAGCAATTAGAAGTAGAAGTAGATGAGCTAGACAAGTACAGCAAGGACGCCAAAGATAAGCTTATTAAGATGAAGCGTGTCTGGAATGACGAACGCCGCCGTGCAGATGAAGCCGAAAGGGAGCGTGAAGAAGCGTTAAACGCAACCCGCAAGCTATTGGAAGAAAACAAACGCATCAAAAATATGCTTACCAATGGTGAGCAAGAGTATGTTGCTGCTGTTAAAAATTCCTCTGAAATGCAACTTGAAATGGCTAAAAAAGCCTATAAAGAAGCATATGACTTGGGAGACTCTGACAAGTTAGCGGATGCTCAACAAGCCATCACTAAAGCAACATTAGCCCTTGATAAAGTTCAAAACTTTAAGATGCCGACTTTACAAGAAGAAAATTATGATGTACAAATACAACAACAGTACCAACCTGCGCCACGTTTGGATGACAAAGTAGTGGAATGGCAGGAAAACAATCCTTGGTTCGGACAGGACGAAGAGATGACTGCTAGTGCGTTAGGGCTACACGAAAAGCTCAAACGTCAAGGCGTAAAAATTGGTTCTGACGAGTATTACGCAACGTTGGACAAAACAATGCGGAAACGGTTTCCAGAGAATTTTGAGGAATCGGAAGAAGTTGAGGTAGAGCAAAAGGAAGACACTCCTAAAGCAAAACCCAAAACGGTAGTAGCTCCGGCAACTAGATCGACCGCATCTAAAAAAGTCAAGTTAAAAACATCGCAGGTTGCGATAGCTAAAAAACTTGGTCTTACCCCTGAGCAGTACGTCCGTGAACTTTTAAAATTGGAGGCCTGACATGGCAACTAGCAACACTAGAGCAACAAGAGATTTAGAAAGTCGTGAATTAACAGAACGTCCTAAACAGTGGGCGCTTCCAGAACTTCTCCCTGAGCCTGACAAGCAGGCTGGCTATTCTTATCGCTGGATTAGGGTTTCTACTCTAAACGCAGCTGACCCACGTAATTTATCTGCAAAGATGAGAGAAGGTTGGGAACCAGTACGAATAGAAGAGCAACCTAAGTTTCAACTGTTAGCTGATCCCAATAGTCGTTTTAAAGACAATATTGAGATTGGCGGGTTATTACTCTGTAAGACTCCAACTGAGTTTGTAGAACAGCGAAATGCATATTTTGCTAAACAATCACAAAACCAGACGGAAGCTGTAGATAATAATTTAATGCGCCAAAGCGACCCAAGGATGCCAATTTTTAATGAGCGTAAATCCACGACTAGCTTTGGTTCTGGTTCTTAAATCTAATTAGGAGTTTTTAAATGGCTTATCCTACCGTAGCAGGCCCTTATGGGTTTCAGCCAATCAATTTGATTGGTGGTCAGGTATTTGCTGGTTCAACTCGCTTAATTCCCATCGCTTCAGGCTCTGGCACATCCATTTTTTACGGTGATGTCGTACGTCTAAACACAGGTGGTACACTAAGCAAAGTTTCAACCACAGCTACCGCAACCGACGCAGTTGGTATTTTCTTGGGTTGTCAGTTCACAAACCCAACTACCAAACAATTGTTGCAACAACAGTATTACCCAGCTAGCACAGTGGCTTCTGACATTCAGGCTTATGTTTTGGATGATCCAGATGCATTGTTCAAAGTTGCTGTAACCGCTGCTGGTACATCAACAATCTCTGGTGTAACACGTGCAGCAGTTGGTCTAAATACAGCTTTAATTTTGACTACAGGCAGCACAACCACAGGCGACTCTTTAGCATCTGTTTCTGCAACTACAGCTGGCACATCAACACTGCCAATGCGTATCGTTGACGTAATTCCAGAAACAACCAATGCATCGGGTTCTTACACTGAAGTTATCGTTAAATTTAACTTTGGTACCCACACTTACTACAGCGCTACTGGTGTAGCTACTGCAGCCTAATAGGAGCATATAAATGGCTATTTCCCGTGCACAACTACTAAAAGAGTTGTTACCCGGCTTGAACGCTTTGTTTGGGCTTGAGTACGCTCGCTATGGCGAAGAACACAAAGAGATTTATGAAACAGAAACCTCTGAGCGTTCTTTTGAAGAAGAAACCAAATTGTCTGGCTTTACAGCCGCTCCAGTCAAAAACGAAGGCTCTGCAATTCGTTACGACAACGGACAAGAAGCATGGACAGCTCGCTACAACCATGAAACAATCGCAATGGGCTTCAGCTTAACTGAAGAAGCTATCGAAGATAACTTGTATGACTCTTTGTCTGCTCGTTATACTAAGGCATTGGCACGTTCCATGGCTTACACCAAGCAAGTTAAAGCTGCTGCCGTTATTAACAACGGTTTCAGCGCTACTTACGCTGGTGGCGACGGTGTTGCTTTGTTCTCTACAGCACACCCATTGGTTTCTGGTGGTACAAACAGCAACACTCAATCTACAATGACCGACTTGAATGAGACTTCCTTGGAAGCTGCAGTTATTCAAATCGCTGGTTGGACAGATGAGCGTGGCTTATTGATCGCTGCTAAACCACGTAAATTGATTGTTCCACCTAACCTCATGTTCGTTGCAACTCGTTTGCTCGAAACTGAATTACGTGTTGGTACAACCGATAACGATATCAACGCCCTCAAGAACAATGGTTCTGTACCTGAAGGCTACACAGTTAACCACTTCCTAACCGATACAAACGGTTGGTATTTGACTACTGATGTACCTAACGGTATGAAGCATTTTGTTCGTACCCCATTGGCTAACTCAATGGATGGTGATTTCGATACTGGTAACGTTCGTTACAAGTCTCGTGAGCGTTACAGCTTTGGCTGGTCTGATCCTCTCGGTATGTGGGGTTCACAAGGCGCCTAATCGGTACCTTGGCATCATGGAAGCCCCGCCAAAAGCGGGGTTTTCTTTACCTTATAATTGTTGCATTGCAACAAAACGTATGTTATACTTTACAAAAGCCCCGGATTGTAAAGTTTGGGAAACATTAATGTAAAGAAAAGGAATTAAAAATGTTTGATTTTTACAAAGAGTTTGATAAAAAATGGCAAGATCTTGCAAAGCAAGCAAAGCAAGTTAATGATTTTTGGATTGATGCAATTATCACTAGCTTAAAACAATTTCAGAAGTAATATTTATCAAGCCCCGCAAGGGGCTTTTTAATTGCAATTATTTTTAAAAAGAGTATGATTGTGACATCTGGGTAAATCCAGCCTATTTGACTGCCCCAGCAGACGATATACCGACTTATAGGCTTAACTTGTATATAGGAGATCCTCATGGGATTCGCTACTCACCTAGGCCCTTGGCTATTAGGCACAAATCGTTACACAACTGGCACAACTGCAACTACTTTAGCTAACACAGGTTGCACTGTTGTTTCTCAATCATTCCCTGTTGTTTTTGGCACATTGACTGGTAGCCCGATTGCTATCCCAGCTGGTTCACAGATTGTTGACGTTAAAGTTGTTACTACAACAGTATTTAGTGCTGCTACTACTGCAGTTCTAGACATTGGTGGTACAGCATTTACAACTACCGGCACAATTACTTCTGTTGGCTCTGTAGCTTTAGGCGCAAATGCAACAACTCCGGGTGGTTGGTTAAACGTTGGTTCTTCTGATGTGTTGATTGGTTACACATTGGCTGGTACATCATTGACTACAGGTGCGGCAACTATTATTGTTACTTATGCTGTTCGCAATTCTGACGGTAGCCAGCGTCCATCAGGCACACAAAATTAATCTTGCGGGGGTCTAGTACCCCCATCCAATCTTTAGGGGATTAATTATGGCAACAGTATTAAGCAACAATTCAGTCATTTCGTCTATAACACGATTTGGGCTATATGAGCCTTTTGATTTGCAAGTAGCTCGTAATCAGATAGGCGGACACGACCATTTAGATTTATTTGGTTACAGCACGGTTGTAGGGTCAACAGCTTTTGGCCCGTTATGGGAAGGTTTAACTTCTGCTGGTGGCAACTACCCATTTCCTACTACGGCTGGAGTAATTGTAGTAGTTAGTGATTCTGCAAGTGATACTGCGGTAACAATGTTAATTAGCGGTTTAAATGCTGCTTATGAACCAATTACTGAGTCAGTTGCTCTAAACGGCACGACTATCGTAACCACAACGCAATCTTTTTGGCGCATTAATAAAGTAACAACTACGGCTGGAAATGCTGTTGGTAACGTTACTTTTACTCGTGGTGCAACGGTTATTGCTAAGGTCAACGCTGGCTTAGGTCAAACACAGATGTCGATTTACACCGTTCCTGCTGGATATTCGCTTTACATAACTTACTTTCAAGCTGACGGCAACACAACTACAACCTCAGGTGCGTACATGAATACTCGCTTGAGAACAACTCTGCGCCCTTCTGATGTGGTGTTGATTTCTGGTCAGACTACTTACTTGACTAACTTGCAGCTTCCATACGGCGTACCTGTAGAAATTGTAGAAAAAACAGATTTTGAATTTCAATTCTTAGGTTCCGGTGGCGCTGGCGCTCGTCAAAACTGTTATGCGGGCGGATACATAATTAAAAACTCAGGACCATTATAAAAATGTCAGAGATAACCCAAGCGCAAGGTTCGTTTGATTTAGTAGGGCGGAAGATTATGATTGGTCTTCCAACTTACGACTTTAAAGTAACTGCAAAGCTGGCTATATCGCTAGCTTCTTTTTGCGTACGTGCAACACAACACGGTGTAGATATTCAGATTTGTAATATTTCTGGATGCTCAGTGGTTTCCCGTGTGCGTAACTTGATTGCTAAAGACTTCTTAGATTCAGACTGCACAGACTTGATGTTTATTGATTCAGACATTAACTTTGATGCTGAAGATATTTTTCGTTTAATGGCGTGGAGCAGTGATCCTAAAAAAGGCATTGTTGCTGGTATCCCAGTTGCTCGTAAAAAAGGCAAGACTTATATCTCTACATTAGAGACCGATGAAGAAGAAAACATCCTCATGAATTACATGGGATTAGTTAAAGCTAAACGTGTAGCTACTGCATTTATGATGATTCGCAGAGAAGTATTCGAGAAGTTAAAAGATGCGCATCCAGAATGGGTATACCACGACGAGAAAAAAGTTGGCGATGAAGTCATTGCATTCTTTGATTTTGCTTTAAAAGACGGACAATACATTGGTGAAGACTTTTTGTTTTGCGATCGTGCTAAAGAATTAGGATATGAAGTTTGGATTGACCCAACAATTAAGTTAGGTCACATGGGCATGGAAGAATTTGCTGGCGCTTTTGGTGAAGACTACTTATATCCATTAATGAAATCTATTGAGTCTAAAAAAGAAGCTGCATAATGGCAACCAAAAAGAAAACTCCTTCTTTAGCTATTGGACGTGGTGAGAAATTACCAGTCTCTAAAGGAGCTGGCTTAACAGCCAAAGGTCGTGCAAAATATAATGCAGCTACAGGTAGTAATTTAAAAGCCCCACAACCTCAAGGTGGATCCCGTAAAAAATCATTTTGCGCTCGTATGTCTGGTATGCCCGGACCTATGAAAGACGAAAATGGTAAACCAACCCGTAAAGCCGCAAGCCTAGCCCGATGGAAATGTTAGCATGACTTTAGACGACCAAACCAAAATAGAGCTAATACAGCTTGTACAAACAGCTGTAAAAGCGGCGGTTGAACAGCATCCACTTTCTCCAGACGAAGTACATTGGGTACGTATGGCTATTCAAGCAGAAGCAGAACGTGCTGAGTTGCGTAAAGCTATTATTAATAAAACTTTAGCTGGTTTAGTTTGGGTTGGTATTGTTGCAGCGGGTAGTTGGCTGGTTGATTATGTTGTAGCACACTGGAAATAAATATGCCTAGTACAAGCAAAAAACAACACAATTTTATGGCGGCAATTGCACATAATCCTGCATTTGCTAAGAAGGTAGGGGTTCCACAATCCGTGGGCAAAGAGTTCAACAACGCCGATAAAGGCAAAAAATTTAGGAGTGGTGGCATGGCTAAGAGTGATATGAAAGAAGACATGGCAATGGACAAAAAACAAGACGTTGCTATGATTAAAAAAGCTTTTAAACAACATGATATGCAAGAGCACAAAGGCGGTAAAGGCACAACGCTAAAACTGTCTAAAGGCGGCTCTGCATCTAGCCGTGCTGACGGTTGCGCTGTTAAAGGAAAAACTAAAGGCACAATGATTACTATGTGCGGCGGTGGTATGTACGGTAAGAAGAAGTAATCATGCCATTTACTGAAACCCCAGCCGAAAAGAAAAAACGCCAAGATTGGGAAATGACTAATCTTAAAGTAGCCAAAGCTAAAGAAGCTAAGGCGGATGCAGAAGATATGCGCAAGTTTAACGAAACTACAAACGTTGATACAAGCGCAAACACTAATGTTATGGGCGATACCTATAAAAAAGGTGGAAAAGTATCTTCAGCCTCTAAACGTGCTGATGGTATTGCCATTCGTGGAAAGACACGTGCATGAGACCTTCTCGTGGTATGGGTGATATAGCCCCTTCCAAAATGCCAACGGGCAAAAAGAAAGCCCGCAGGGATGATACTGACTTTACACAGTTTGCTAAAGGTGGAGAAGTATGGGACAAGCCAAGACCATCTGGTTTAGGAAAACCTAAAAAACTATCTGCAGCCAAAAAATCTGCAGCTAAGGCTATGGCTAAAGCAGCAGGACGTCCCTACCCTAATTTGGTCGATAACATAAGAGCAGCAAGGAAAAAATAATGGCTACTAAAAACTGGATTGCTGGCGCTATCAAAAAGCCCGGTGCATTACGCAAAGAATTAGGTGTTAAAGCAGGAGAAAAAATCCCTGCTAAAAAACTAACTGCTGCCGCAAAAAAACCCGGAAAAGTTGGTCAAAGAGCTAGATTGGCTGAAACTCTCAAGGGCTTGAAAAAATAATGGCTGTTACATCAGGACAAACTGTATTTAACCTAGATCTTTCAGAACTCGTAGAAGAGGCTTTTGAGCGTTGTGGTTCACAGTTAAGGTCTGGGTATGATTTGCGTACTGCAAGACGTTCTATCAATCTTATGACGGTTGAGTGGGCTAATCGTGGCATCAACTTATGGACTATTGAAGAATGCGCTATCCCTTTAGTAACAAATCAAGGCGTATATCCAATTCCTGCAGATACAATTGATATTTTAGATTTAGTAACCAGAACAAGCAATGCAAGTACATCTAACCAAACTGACATTAATCTCAGCCGTATATCTGAGTCTACTTATTCTACTATTCCTAATAAGTTGACTACTGGTCGACCAATTCAAGTATGGTTTAACCGTCAAACAGCGCTTACAAATGGCACAGCAAGCACTACTATAGCTGCTGGATATCCAATTACTGCTACAGATACAACCATTACATTAACCAGTACATCTGGTCTAGGATCTACAGGATTTGTAAAAATTGATTCTGAAACCATTGGATATACCAATATTAGCGGCAATCAATTGTTAAATTGCTGGCGTGGTCAGAATGGCACTACTGCTGCCTCCCATGCCGCAGGAGCTTCTGTTTATATTCAAAACTTGCCTTGTGTAAACGTATGGCCTACCCCTGATTCTGGCGGCGGTCCATATACCTTGGTCTACTGGCGTATGCGCAGATTGCAAGATGCTGGAGATGGCGTAAATATTCAAGATATTCCTTTCCGGTTTATTAACTGTTTTGTAGCTGGTTTATCGTACTTTTTAAGCATTAAGTTAGCTGGAGTTGATCCAAACCGTATTGCCGGATTGAAGATGGATTATGAAGAACAATTTAATTTAGCAGCACAAGAAGACAGAGAAACAGCCCCAATTAGATGGGTTCCTAGAAATCTGTTTTATTCGAGGTAGTATATGCCGTCTAAGTACGCTTCTGGCAAACATTCAATTGCTGAATGCGACCGTTGTGGGCAAAGGTTTAAATTAGTAGATCTTAAAAAGCTAGTAATTAAGACCAAGCAGGTAAGCATTAAAGTATGTCCTGAGTGTTGGGAACCAGATCAACCTCAGCTACAATTAGGCATGTATCCGGTTAATGACCCGCAAGCAGTGCGGGAACCAAGACCAGATACAAGTTATTATGCCTCAGGACAAACGGGTTTACAGACCCAAAACGGCAATGGAACGTCCATAAATGAAAATGGATACCAAGCTGAAGGTAGCAGAGTAATTCAATGGGGCTGGAGTCCTGTTGGCGGTGCAAGTAGTTTTGACACGGTTTTAACGCCAAATTACTTGATTGCAGTAGGGCAAGTAGGTACAGTAACATTAACAGTTAATTAGGAGTAAATTATGACATTTAGAAAAGCAGCCGATGGCATTACTAAACAAGGCAAAACAAAGGGCAAGAATCTAGGTGATTCAGGTCCAACCGTTAAAACAATGAACGGTCCTATGAAGAATACTGTTGGCAAGAAAAACGCTAACATGAAAACTATGGGTCGTGGAATGGCTAAAGTAGCCGCTCAAAGAGGTCGTTAATCATGGCTAAATTTTCTATGAAAAAAGGCGGTAAAGAAGTTGGTTCCGCCAGCGTCTATGCTCAGCCACATACTATGGATGGTAAAGCTATGACTACTGCTAAAGATAGCGTTGTTAAAAAAGGCAACACCGTAGAGGCAATTAAAATTTCTCTTGGTAGCCAAATATTTAAAAGCCAAAATGACGAAGTTAAATCTGATGGCATTAAGCAACGTGGTCATGGTGCCGCAACTAAAGGCTTTACATCAAGAGGGCCAATGGGCTAATAGGGTAAACCCGAATGAATTTTGTTGAGCTATATCAAGCAATTCAAGACTATTCTGAGAATACGGAAGCATTATTTGTTTCTAATATTTCTCGGTTTGTTCAAGAAGCAGAAAGCCGTATATACAATTCGGTTCAAATTCCATCGTTGCGCAAAAACGTAACGGGTTCAATTACAGCCAACAATAAGTATTTAAGCTGTCCAAATGACTATTTGTCTACCTATTCAATAGCGGTAATTAATCCAGATACTAGCTTTACTTATCTGCTTAATAAAGACGTAAACTTTATTCGTGAAGCTTACCCAACCCCAACATCTACTGGTACGCCTAAATATTACGCATTGTTTGGATCACAATACTCAAGTCCTAATGAGCTATCTTTTATTATGGGACCAACACCGGATGCAAATTACAATGTAGAACTGCATTATTTTTACTACCCAGTATCTATTGTGCAAGGTGTTATTACTTCTTTTGGCATACCTGTTGGCGGATCATCCTATACTAACGGCGTTTACCCCAACGTACCATTAACGGGTGGACAAGGTACTGGAGCTACGGCAACGATTACCGTTTCTGGAAATACAGTTACTTCAATTAGTGTTGATAACGGCGGTTATTTTTATGGAGTAGGAAATAGTCTTACAACTTCTTCTTCCTATATTGGCGGCACAGGCTCTGGTTTTTCTGTAACAGTAGGCGCTGTTAATAATCCTTCAGGTACAAGCTGGTTAGGTGATAATTATGACCCAGTGCTTTTCTATGGCGCTATGCGTGAAGCAATGTTGTTTATGAAGGGCGAACAAGACTTAATTAAATATTACGAAGACAAATACAACGAAGCGTTGTCTCAATTAAACCGCCTTGGCTCTGGACTTGAACGTGGGGATGCCTATAGAGATGGTCAATATAGAATTGGGCAAGTTAAACCATGACAATTGCCCAAGGACAAACTACAGTATTCAAAAAGAACTGTTTAAGTGGTTTAGAAAACTTTGCAGTTGGAACGCCTTATACATATAAGATTGCCCTTTATACAGCCAATGCAGACCTATCTTATGAAACATTAACATACACAACTACTGGAGAAGTGGTCGGCACTGGATATACTGCAGGCGGACAAACTTTAACTGTTATACCACCACAAACTGATGGATATACGGCTTATTTGTCTTTTTCAAATGTTACTTGGAATCCCGCTTCCTTTACCTGTAGAGGGGCTTTAATATATAATAGTACGACTAATGCGGCTGTGGCAGTGCTTGACTTTGGGGCTGACAAAACCCCTACAACCAGCTTTACAATAACTTTTCCTACGGATAATGCTGCTAATGCAGTTATTCGTTTTTCCAATTAAGGAGTATTTATGAGTTCTGAAATTACAAAAATTGGCGATAGCTTCGGAGCTAGTGCTTCTTACGGCGGTGGTTCAGCCGAGAATGTTGGTCTCGAAGGTGTATACGTTGCTACTTGCTACAGCGCCGACGGCATTGAGAAATGGTCTGATACCATTGAGAACCTAACTACTAACGTTGGACGTGCTTCGCTAAACGACGCTTACCTTGGTAACACTGCAGCTGGTGCAGTTGTGATGGGCTTAAAAGGTACGGGCACTGCAGCTTATGCCGATACTCAAGCTTCCCATGCTGGCTGGTTAGAAGTTGGTGCTACTAATGCCCCTACTTATTCTGGTACACGTAAGACTCCAGCTTTCTCAGCATCTACTTCAGCTAACCCAGCAGTTAAGACTACTTCTGCGGCAGTTGTGTTTTCAATGACAGGTTCTGGCACTGTTGCTGGTGCGTTCATTAACGTAGGTGGTTCTGCTACGATTGATAATACAACCGGCGTTTTGTTTTCAGCAGGCGATTTTACTGCAGGCTCTAAAACAGTTACTTCTGGCGATACAATTAACGTAACTTATACGCTGTCTGCTGCTGGTTAATAGTTGTTTAGTTGCGTAATTTTATAGAAAGTAGTTTATGAGCTTAGTTATAGCAGACCGTGTAAGAGAGACCACGAATGTTGTTGGTACAGGCTCAGCTACGCTATTGGGCGCAGTTACTGGGTATCAGTCATTTTCAGTCATTGGCAACACTAACACTACTTACTATACTATTGCAGACCAAGGCGGCGCTAACTGGGAAGTTGGTATTGGCACCTATAGTACTACTGGACCTACTCTTGCTCGCACTACAGTTTTAGCTTCATCTAATGGCGGTTCTTTAGTTAACTTTACTGCTGGCACTAAAGACGTATTTGTTACTTATCCATCAGAAAAAGCTGTTTACCTAGACTCAACGGGTACTATACAGCCAAACGCATTGGGCACTGCAACCTTTCAGAATGGCTTATTTGGCGGAACTTTCTAGGAAAAACTATGGCACGTTTAACTTCTGTCAATTTAAGTGGGGTAGGAATTGCTAATCCGATTCTTATCAACGTAAACATTAATCCGGTCAACATCTCTTTAGCGGTAGAGTTAAGCAATGGGGCTGATTTAACTTATTCTGTTGAGCACACATACGGACCTACCTCGACTCTTGCCGATATTCAAAACGCTGTTTGGTTTCCGTTTCTTGAAGATCAAACCGCAACTAGCGACGGATATTATGCGTTTCCAGTAACAGCCGTAAGATTAAAAGTTACAGCGTATACATCTGGTACGGTAACGTTAAGACTACTTCAAACGGGTGTCTAACTATGGCTCAACAATATTCTGCTAGGACTTACGGTAAAGTCTATGGAACAACGGCGGCTGCTACAGGGTTTACACTTATTTCGGATGTGTTTAGGTTTCCAACTCCGCAGCTTACATGGACTATAAAGCATAAATTTAATACGGTTAACTTTTTGGTAACACTGTTTGACGCAAACAACAATCAGTTTTATGCTGATGCTAAGGCAACATCAAGTAACGAAATTGTGGTTAATTTAACCAACGCAGAGTCGGGATACGTAAACGCCGTCTTTATTGCATAAAACAGACTGGCAAAAGATGGAATATAAGATTACAATACATAAAAGAGAAATGCACTTTGCGGCGTATATTAAAGCTAACGGTGGGGAACTCATTGGTTTTAAAGACAATGCGTTTTCATTTAACAGTCACATACCGGAAGTAGAATGGCGAGTGAAACATGCAAGTTCTGACTCATTAAGAGTGGATCAAGAGCTTTTAGTGTTGAGACGTTTTGTAGTTTAGAAGATTTGGGTCGTGTCGAGATAACCTTAAACAATTATTTGGAGTAACGACTCATGGCAAATTTTCCAGTATTTCACGGTATTACCCTTGCGGCTAATGCTTATGTCGAGAACTTAAATCTCGAAATCCTATCAGCAGACCCAACACCGATCTCAGCTGGTCGTGTTTGGTTCAATTCAACTGATAAAGTTGTAAAGTATTCAGCACTTAATTCTTCTGGTGCTGTTGTAGTTAAAACAATTAGCGATGTTGATTCTGCAGCTGCTGCAGTTGAGACTGTTCGTGCTTCTTTGGCTTCTAGCATTTCTGCTGAAGCTTCTGCTCGTCAAGCTGGCGACACTGCTACTTTGGCTGCTGCTGGTGTTTACACCGACGCTGCTTTGGTTACAGCTAAAGCCTACACAGACTCTGCTAAAGCTGAAATATTAGGTGGTATTCCTCCTGCTGTATTGGACACCATCAACGAATTAGCTGCTGCACTTAAAAATAACCCGGATATCGTTGACGTTATTCAGGGATCAGTCACTACAGTTCAAGGTAACTTAACTGCTGAAATCGCTCGTGCACAAGCTGCCGAAGCCGGTCTTGCATCTGATATCGCTACTGAAGCTACTGCACGTGCTACTGCTATTACTTCTGAAGCTGCTACTCGTGCTTCTGCTGATACTGCATTAGACACTCGTGTAACAAACCTTGAGAGCCAAACAAGCGGTAAGATTGGCAACCTCTCTAGCTTAACAACATCTGACAAGTCAACAATCGTTGCTGCAATCAATGAAGTTAAAGCTGACGGTACATCTAACGCTTCTGCTATTTCTTCTGAAACTAGCCGTGCAACTACAGCTGAAGCTGGTTTAGCATCTGATATTACTGCTGAAGCAACTGCCCGTGCTGCTGGCGATGCAACTAACGCATCTGCTATTGCTGCTGAAACAACTGCACGTCAATCTGCTGTTTCTGCCGAAGCTACTGCTCGTGCAGCTGGTGATGCTACAAATGCATCTGCTATCACTGCTGAAACAACACGTGCTCAAGGTGTTGAGGCTGGTCTGGCATCTGACATTGCTGCTGAAGCAACCGCTCGTGCCGCTGCCGTAACCACTGAAAAGAACCGTGCTGAAGCTGCTGAGGCAACATTAACAAGCGCTATTTCTTCTGAGGCAACTGCTCGTGCTGCTGCTGTAACTGCAGAAAAGAATCGTGCTGAAGGTGTTGAAGCTACATTGTCTTCTAGCATTTCTGCTGAGGCTACACGTGCTCAAGGCGTTGAAGCTGGTTTGGCTAGCGATATTGCTGCTGAGACTTCTGCTCGTCAAGCTGCTGTTACTGCTGAAGCTAGTGCCCGTGCCGCTGCTGACACAGCTATTCGCAACAACTACAATGCAACAATCTTCACATTTACAGCTCAATCAGCTGCAACATCACACACAATCGTTCATAACTTGAATAGTGGTTTTGTTGACATCGCTGTTAAAGTTCAACGTGCTGATGGCTTGTATTACAACGATATCGTTTCTGTGCAAGAATTTGATGCAAACACAGTTAAGGTATATTTGTCTACAGCAATGGTAATTAAAGCAATTGTACGTAGCGCAGCAACACTGTAATAAAAATGTAAGGGGAGGGGGAGAAATCCTCCTCTACCAACATGCGAAAGCTACCAAACTTTAATTTGCTATCAATAACGACAGTACCTCAAGCATTAAGTAAGATTGAATCGCAGGTAAAAAAGCTTGCTGATTTTATAGATATTAGTAAAGAATTAAACGAGGAAGAAAAAGCGCAGTTAATCAAAAATATTGACTGGCTTAAGCGTTATTATGAACGTGCAGAGAAGGTGATTGCAAAGCATGAATGATGCGGAGAGAATTAGAGAGTGGTTATATCGTGTCGGGGACGAAGTAAGCAAGTTAAATGCTGACTATGCTGACCAAAAGGTAACATTAGCCGAGCTGTATGATAAAATAACGCAAAGCTATGAAACTTTAAGTGTAATGAAAGCTGTTGCCAACGGTCAGGCGTACATGCGTGGAATAACACCTCTTAAGGAATTATAATGGAAACAAGAGTACTAAACGACCTAGCGCTTCATGGTGCATTGGTTATGTCAAAAGATGAGTCTGGGTTCCCGGCTAACCCTACTATTGGCACAATCATTATTAAAGATCAAGCTATTTACGCCTACATTAAATTGGGCGGATTGACCACATGGTATCCGTTTGCTAGTAAAACAAATTCATATACCCACACCCAAGGCGGCGCTGCTTCGATGTGGTTGGTGCAGCACAATCTAGGCACGACCAATATTTGGTATCAAGTTCAACAATCAAACGGAAACATTGTTTCTGCAGGTAAAACCGACATTGATATTAACTCGTTTTATTTGTACTTTACAGAAGCAATTACCGGTACTGTTGTAGTAGTTTCCCCAGATTCCGTTGATGTTCCACAAGTTAAAGCGACAGAAATTAGCGTTGCTAACGGCGCTGTTGTAATTAATAACTCTGGTGTTAAAGTTAACGGCAACTATGTGTTAACTAGCAGCAATATTCAAGGTCAGATTGATTCGTCAATTGCAGCGGTTGTTGGTGCTGCTCCTGCCGCTTTGGATACACTTAAGGAAATCGCAGATCAATTAGCATCTGATGAGTCCGCTGTTGCTGCATTAACAACAACTGTTTCCAATAAAGCAAATAAAGATTTATCTAACGTAACAACATTGCCAACGGGCGTAGTTGCTCAACTTAAAGGCGAAACAGGTGCTACAGGCGCAACCGGTGCAACCGGCGCTCAAGGTCCTGCGGGTCCAAATGGTGCTACCGGCTCTACTGGTGCAACTGGCGCTCAAGGCATCCAAGGTTTAAAAGGCGATAAAGGCGATACCGGCGCAACAGGTGCTCAAGGACCACAAGGTATCCAAGGACTTAAGGGAGATACAGGTGCCACAGGCGCTAATGGCGCTCAGGGTATTCAGGGTCTTAAAGGCGATACAGGAGCCGCAGGTGCAGATGGTGCAACAGGTGCTCAGGGTCCACAGGGATTAAAAGGCGATACAGGCGCTACTGGTGCTAAGGGAGATACTGGTGCTACAGGTCCGCAGGGTGCTCAGGGAATTCAAGGCGTTCAAGGTCCTACAGGCGCTACGGGTGCTACAGGTCCTGCAGGTTCAGATGCAAGCGTAACATCAAGCTCTATTGCTAGCGCATTAGGGTATACCCCAACTAGCCCAAGTTATGTAAGCACTGCAATCCAAGCCGTTGTCGGCGCCGCTCCTGCTGCGTTAGATACACTAAAAGAAATTGCTGACCAATTAGCAAGCGATGAATCTGCAGCTGCTGCTCTAACCACAACCGTATCTGGTAAAGCTGATAAAGCTACTACTTTGGCTGGTTATGGAATTGTTGATGCTTATACCAAGACTGCGGTTGATACAGCACTGGCGTTAAAGGCAAATACTAGTTCATTAGCAACAGTTGCAACAAGCGGCTCTTACACAGATTTAACCAATAAGCCAAGTCTGTTCTCTGGTGTTTATACTGATCTGACAAGCAAACCAACTTTGGCGACGGTAGCTACTAGCGGATCTTATGCTGATTTAACAAACAAACCTACCTTGTTTAGCGGTTCTTTTGCAGATTTGACTAGCAAACCAACTACATTAGCTGGATATGGCATTACACTAACGTCTGCTAACGTAACAACGGCATTAGGATATACACCAGTTAACCCAGCAAATACGCTTTCTGGCGGAACATTTTAATTAAAAGGAACACATAACATGGCAGCTACAAATTTTACGCCTTTAAGCTTATATTATTCGGCAACTGCTTCAACAGTACCTCTAGCGGCTAACTTGGTTGCTGGCGAACTTGCTATCAACACAAACGACGGCAAACTCTACTACAAGGACTCCGCTGGCGTAGTTCAGGTTCTAGCTACTAAGGCAAGCTCCTCCGGCTCCTTTGGTGCACTAACTGCAACGTCTATTACCGACTCTGGCTTAACTTCTGGGCGTGTGGTGTACACCACCACTGGCGGTCTTTTAACAGACTCTGCTAACTTTGTGTTTGATGGCACTAACGTAGGTATTGGTGGAACTCCAATATCAACAGCAAACTACACTACTTTACAGTTAACTGGGACTAATGGCGGGTTTTTAAAGTTCTATACTGGCGCATCATCTAGTGCGCAAATTTATGGGAACGCAGGTGGGCTATCATTTATTGCAAACGGCACAGGGCAAAACACTTATTTCTACAGTGGCGCAGCAGGCTCTGAAACAGAAAAAATGCGTATTGATGCCAATGGTCTAGTCGGTATTGGTCTAACTCCATCAGGCACTACAGTAAAACTACAAGTATCTACAGACGCCCTTATATCAGGTCTTACTGTTGGTAAGGGTGGTGGTAGCGGAGCAACTAATACTGCTGTTGGTGCTAGTGCTTTGGCTACAAACTCTGGAGATAATTCTTGCACAGCTATTGGTTATAACGCTTTAAATGCAAACACTAGCGGAACATACAATACTGCTGTTGGATTTAATTCTGCATTAAGCAACACAACTGGAACTGATAACTCTGCTTTTGGTCGTAGAGCGTTAAGAGTAAATACAACTGGCTCATACAACACCGCTATTGGTGACCAAGCGCTAGACGGAAACACCACCGCATCTAATAACACAGCAGTAGGCTATCAATCTTTATATGCAAACACAACAGGCACACCTAACGATTCTTTTGGCTATCAATCTTTATATTCAAATACTACAGGTGGATTTAATGTATCCATTGGTCGTTTGTCAATGAATGCTAATACAACTGGTCAAGAAAATGTGGCTGTTGGAACTAATGCTTTAACTCTAAATACAACAGGTTCTTCAAACACCGCTTTAGGTAAAGATTCTCTTAAATTAAACACCACCGCAACTGGCAACACCGCAGTTGGTTATCAATCCTTATATAGCAACACAACTACAGGAAACAATGTGGCTGTTGGGTTAGCTTCAATGTATTCTAATAATGGAGGTTTTAATAACTCTGCATTGGGAACAAACTCAATGTATGGCAACACTACTGGTGTAAGCAATATAGCGATTGGTTCAAGTTCTTTATATACAAACACCACAGGTTCTTATAATGTGGCAATAGGGCAACAAGCATTAACAGCAAACACCACCGCATCTTATAACACAGCCGTTGGTTATCAAGCTGGGTATTCTGTAACTACAGGTCAATATAACTGCTTGCTTGGTTATATTACAGGAACTGGACTAACTACTGGTGGCGGCAACACTTTTGTTGGTGGGGGTGGTTGTGCTACATTGATTACAACTGGTTCAAACAATACTGTTATCGGTAACTTCTCAGGCAATCAAGGCGGTTTAGACATCCGTACATCGAGTAATTACATTGTGTTATCTGATGGTGCTGGTAATCCTAGAGGTATTTTTGATGGTAGTGGTAACTTTATTATTGGTACTACATCGCAAATTGCTTCTGCTAAACAAACAGTTTCTTTTACAGCAAATACAGCAAACGGAATTGATGTAAGCGATTCTACTAATACTACAAATGCAACATTTTGTGTATTTAGTCTTGCTTCTAGCACTATAGGAACTATAGCTAGAGTTGGTGCTACTTCAGCAGTTGTTTACAATACCACTTCTGACCAAAGATTAAAATCTAATATTACTGATGCTAACCCTGTTTTAGACAAATTAATGACTGTTAAAGTTCGTCAATTTGATTGGACTGATGGCGACTTACATCAAGATGCTGGATTTATTGCACAAGAGTTAGCACCAATTTTGTCAGGCATTGTTACTGAAGGTAAAACAGAAGAAGATATGTGGCAAATGGATTATTCAAGATTAACTCCTTATCTTGTCAAAGCAATCCAAGAACTCAAAGCAGAAGTAGATTCCCTTAAACAACAATTAGGAAAATAAAATGTTAGAACTAACACCTGAACAAGAAGTCCAACGCAGTTACGATGCCGCAATGGATAGCGTAAACCTACTCAACGCTGGCAAGCCTGAAGATATGACTGCTGAAGATTGGGCAGATACAGTTAAGCGTAATAAAGAACACTTAGAGATTCAAATTGCTAAAGGTGACTTCTACGCTGGTTACGATTTAAAGCCTTTTGAAGATGCAGTAGCGTAATAACCTGCGTTTTCAGGTTAATTTTTAGGAGAATATTATGGGACAAGATAAAAAGACCCCCGTAACTATTGACGACAAGCAGTACGTTTTTGAAGAGATGACGCAAGATCAACAAGCAATGGTTAATCACATTGCCGATTTAGACCGCAAGCTAGATTCTGCTCGGTTTAATTTAGATCAGTTATCAGTGGGTAAGCAAGCATTTGTTAATATGCTAAAGACCTCGTTGGAGACTCCAGTTGAAAAAGCTGAAGTTGTGGAAACTGTCCAGTAACCATGTATGGTGAAGAGGCTTTTGCTCAAGTAACCTTTGCTGGAATAGGCGGTGCTTTCTTTTTTGACGGCATCGCCGAAACCACAACCCTTACAAACACCCAAGCATCTCAAGCCCTTTTCGCTGGTTTAAACGCCGAGTCCCTAGCGTTTGCGGACTTAGACGAATCCCAATTTAACTTTGTCGGTACCGACGCCAACAACTACTCTTTAGCCGATAACTACGCTGCCACGGCTACTTTTGCAACAGACCTAGTAGAAACCCTAACCTTAACCGACACCCAAGCCGGTGCGTGGGGGGCATACGTAAACCAAGCAGAAAGTTATACCTTATCCGATGAAACCACAGTAAATGTGGCTTTTGCGGGGACTTTGAGCGAAGTAATAACCTTTGCCGAGACCATAACCAGCGGATTTACCTTTTTTGTCAACGCCGACGAATCTTTCACCCTAACCGATACCCAGACCGCCCAGCTTGGATTTAACGTATCTATAGCCGAATCAACCGTAATATCCGAAGTTTTAGCTGCAAATGCCATATTTAATCCAGTTATATCGGAAGTTATTATATATACTGATAGCCAATGTGCTATCGGATGGTTTAAAATAAACGATGACCAAGACGCTAAATGGGGTACTACGCCGATAGTTATTGAAGAAGTTGCCGATTTTGGTGGATTTACTTTTGGTGGTATTGATTTTGCTGGTAGTATGGTACGCACTAGAGATTCAGCATACCCATTAGGATATTCGCCAACGGTGGTTTGGACTGAAGTAGACGATACTGAAAGCACTAATTGGACTAATATTAATAACGACCAGCAATGCTAAAGAAATAAAACTAGGAACAAATTAAGGAAAACCATGCCCTCTACTTACTCACCATCCCTACGCATCGAGCTTATCGGAGACGGAGACCAATCTGGTATCTGGGGACAAACCACTAACAATAACCTAGGCGCACTAATAGAGCAAGCAATTTCTGGGGTTGTGACTATTACGATGGCTGATGCAAACTACACCATGTCTAACTTTAACGGCGTGGTAGATGAAGCCCGAAACCAAGTTTTAGTAGTTACCGGCGCTCTTACAGCCACTCGCAATCTTATTGCCCCCTTGGTAGAAAAAACATATCTTGTTAAAAACAGCACTACCGGTANTCAATCTATTCAGATCATCGGTTCTAGCGGGCTCGGCGTAACTATTCCAAACGGCATTACTACTTATGTTTATTGCGACGGCACTAACTTTTATAATGCGCTAAGTGGATCTGTAGGTAACTTTGCAATTAACGGCAATCTCTCTGTAACAGGCACAACATCTTTAACCGGCGCCCTATCCGCTTCAACTGCTACATTTTCCGGCGCTATTTCTTCTGTCAACCCAACATTTACTGGAACTCCCACGGCGCCGACGGCTTCGACAGGGACTAACACCACTCAGATAGCTACAACAGCATTTGTTACTGCAGCTACTGGCACTCTTGGCACAATGTCTACTCAGAACGCTAACAACGTTGCTATTACAGGTGGCTCTA